GTTGAGCGTGAGCACCACCGCGTCGGCGTCCGGCCAGCCCCACGCCGGGGCGCAGGTGCCGTAGAACACGGCGAGCGCCGGCAGCGCCACCAGCCCCAGCCACTTGAGCGCGGCGTAGGCGCGCGCCGGCAGGAAATAGGTCTTGTCCTCCATCGCTTGTCCTCCTTACCGGGCCGTTCCGGCCCTGCCTGCCACGAGGTGCTGGTGCATCTCGTGGACCTCCCCAGCCATCTCGCGGCTGCGGTCCTTGCTCTCCGCCAGCGTGGCGTTGAGCGTGGCCATCTCGGCCTGCACGCCCGCCATGACGGCGTTGGTCTGCTCCTGCACGTCGGTGGCGTGCTCGTACTGGCTGAGCCACCGTCCCTGCAGCTCGGCGCTCCTGCGCTCGAACTCGGCGCGGTTGGCGCCCTCGCGGTCCTTGCGCTCCTCGCGCCTGACCTCGCGCTCGTGCGCCCTCTCGGCCACCTTCTCGGCCATGGGGACGCCCTTCCAGAACGCCAGGAGGGCCACGAGGGCGAGCAGAGCCCACTCCGGGCCGGCGTGGGCGAGGGACTGCCCCAGGCCCTCGGCTATCGCGTCCATGCGCATCACCTCCTCTCGGAACCATCCGCCCGCGGCCCCTCCCGCCCGTGCCGCGCCGCCCGGCGAGCGGTGCATCCGTCCTCCTAGATCACCCACGTGAACGTGCACGCGATGCGTGAACCATTGCTGATGGTGTTGTAATAGTTGCCGTGGATGTCCTGCACGTACAGGGTCTTGTTGTCGTACTGGTCGTTACTGAGCGAGATGATGACTCGGTCAGCGTTCGATGCGACCTGGATGTTTAGGGTGCCGTCATGCCTGAAGTCCTTGGGGAGCAGGCCCTTGAGCACGGTCGATGCCTTGTCGTCGATGAGCGAAGATCCCATCATAAGGCTGCCGGTTCCGGCGTTCACGACGCCGTTCACCACGAGCGTGCAGACGTGGCCCGACTTCACGATGAAGACGGCACGCTTACTGTATTGGGGCTTCAGCACGCTGCTCGCGAGCGTGATGACCTCGGCCTTGGTCGCCGATGCGATCGCTGCCGCGATGGCCGCATCCACCCCGAGCGTCGCCCGCGCGCCATCCGCCGATGCCGCGCCGGTGCCGCCCCTCACCACGGGGACGACCGGGAGCAGTTCGGCCGGGAGCGTGCCGGACGTGATGTCGCACGCGGCGTGCTCGTGGGCGCGCGGCGCGAAGGCCGCCCTGAGCTTCGCCCACAGGTACGTGAGCACCGAGCCGTTCACCACGTTCTCGCTGGTCACGGTGCCGCCGGACGCCACCTCGTCCACCTGCTCGGTGGTGAGCCCGGCCACGGTGGCGTTGGACGAGCCGACGCGCTCCCACTTGCCGTTCACCCACATCCACTCGGCGTACGCGTTGTCCCCGCCGGCTTTGGGGTCGGGCACGAGGTAGAGCGTGCCCACCTTGCCCGTCCCGGTAGGCTCGAGCGTGGACGCGTCGTACTCGCCCTCGGCCACGAGCGTGACCAGCAGGCCCTGCGCGGCCGCGTTGTTGGCCGCCTGGTCGGCGTTGTTCCTGGCCTGGTCGGTCTCGCGCCGCTTCTCCGCCGCGACGCGGGCGGCCTCGGCCCCGGCCCTCGCCGCCTCGGCGCTCGCGCGGGAGGTCTCCGCGTCCGCCCTCCCGCCCTCGGCGGCGGACCTCGCGGCCTCGGCACCGGCCCTCGCCGCCTCGGCGTTGGCCCTCGCGGTCTCTGCGGCCTCTGCGGCCTCGGCCTTCGCGGTGAATGCGGCGAGCGTGCGGGCGTCGGCGCTCATGAGCCAGTATGCGCCGTCCGTGTACGAAGTCCCTGCGGGCACGTCCTGCTTGGCGATGTAGGCCCCGTATCCCTTCACCGTCACCAAGTCGAGCCGCTTATACGCCGCGTCGGCGCTCCACTCCCCCACGGGCACGAGCGAGACGCGGCCGAGGTTGATTTTGCTAGCCATTGGTACCTCCTAGTTGATGGTGAGCGTCATGTCGGCCCCGTCCAGAGCGAAAGACACGGCCTTGGTGTAGTCCCCGTAGACGGCGTAGCAGCAGCCGTCGCTCAAATCGACCTCGAAGGCCACGGGACCGCCGCCGGCCTCCTGGAAGGCCGTCTGCAGGTCGTCCACCATGTCCTCATAGGTCGCCATGCGCTTGACGGCGCCCGCCGCGAAGGCGATGTAGACGGCGCGGCCGTCCCTCGCCGTCTCGTCGTCCTGCTGCACCACCGCCCACTCGCCGGGGAGGAGCTTGCTGGGCGCGAACTTGCCGTACTTGCCACGGCGCATCTGTATTGCCATCAGTCCTCCAACATCCAGTCGATCTCAAGCACCTCGGTACCGCTGAGCTTGCCGATTACCTCCTTGGAGGGAATCTTGTAGAATGCGGGGTCCGATTCGGCCTCGGCCCACTCCTTGATTTCGGCCAGGAACTTCGCGAAACCCTCGGAACCCGGCTTGATGGAGTACGAGCCCTCGCCGCTCTCCTCGCCGTACCTCATGATGAGCTTGTCCTTCAGCTGCTCGTAGTCGAGTATCTCGTTCCCGATGATCCGAGTATTCCGAGCCGCCGCGTAGCCTATGAGGTCGGTCCTGGAAAGGTGCTTCTCGAGCACCACGGCCATCCTCTCAAGCTGTGCGTTGCTGTAGCTCACTCTGCACCTCCTTCTCGCTGATGCCGTTGGCGCGAAGCAGCATGTCGAGCTTCAGGTTCAGCTCCTCCATGCCGGGGGACGGAGCCGCCTCCACGGCACCCGGCATCTCGCCGTGGTTCTCCTCCGGCTCTTCGGCCTGCTCGTACACGTACCTTCTATCCTCCATGTCTTCCATTCCCCCTAATGCGGCAGGGTGCAATCGACCAGCATGCCGTGCTTGAAATTCATGTAGCACCCGGTGCGCCATGAGCTGACGGTCCCGGTGTCGTCTATGGCCGTCGGCAGGATGAACCTCTCCGTGTTAACCGTGATGCCGCCGGACGCGCCGCTCGTGTCCGGGTCGAGGTAGAAGCTGTAGGCCTTGTAGTTGCCGCCGTGGAGGTCGCAGCCGAGCCACAGCCGGTTGTCGGCGGGGAAGCCCGTGATGGCCTTGCGGGTGTAGGTGAGCTTCATGGTGTACGAATCATCGCTCTCGTTCATCCTGCAAGCCCAGGTCATGTAGTCGCCGGTGTCCTCGAGGTCGAAGTTGAGGCCCCACTTGCTGCTGTCCGGCTTGAACGAGTTGGCTCCGATCTTCCCTAGATCCTTGCCGTTTCCCTTCAGGCGCAGGCCCGTGTTGCTCAGCGTCATCTCGTCGTTGTAGATGGAGTACGCGCTGATGGTGAATCCGCCGATGGTGCCGCGCGTGCATGTGACGTTGCCGTACCGGTCGAGCTTGAAGTAGGTCGAGTTGACCGTGAAGGTGCCCGTCGAGACGTTGGCGTCCATTACCACGGTGCCGCCGTGCTTGACCGTGAGCGAGCCGGCCTCGATGTAATCGGCGTTGATGCCTATGGCGTAGATGCGCCTGAGCACCGCGTCCCCCGTGGCGCTCAGCGCCGTGGCGTAGGTCTTGCCGCCGTCCGTGGAGATGCCCAACGCCTCCGCGGTCATCTTGTACACGATCTTGGAGTTGGCAAGCTCCTTCTTGTCGTGCAGCAGGTAGACGGTGGAGCCGTCCGACTGGACCTGCCTCGTGGTGAAGAGGCCCGCGCTGTCGGCGAGCGTCTTGTTTATGTCCTCGAGCATCTGCTCGCGTGCGGTCTGCTCGCGCTTCAACTCGTTACGCGCGGCCACTATCGCCTTGGTGGCCGCGCTCGCGGAAGCCGCGCTGTTGCGGCTCGCGCTCTTCGCGGAACAGGAGACGGACATGGACGAGTTGACGGCGAGCTTCACGGTCGTGAGGTAGGTCTGGTAGGTGTTCTGCCTGAAGTCGGACACGAGCGCCACGTCCCCCGCCTCGACGGTGGGGTCGGCCACGTGCGAGCCGGAGAACGGGCGGAAGCGCATGCCGACCACGCGGGCGCCGACGAGTCCGGCCACGGTGGCCGCGCTGCCGTAGGGGACGAGCTTGTTGCCCGACATCTCGAGCACGTAGCCCTCCCTGCCGTACAGGTAGGTCTCGCCGTCCGCGCCGTTTGTCTCCTTGCCGTCTTCCCCCACCTTGACCTCGTTCTGAGCCGTCACGCGGACGCCGGTGACAACCACGTCGTCCGTGAAGACGGTCAGGCTCGAGAATGCGTAGAGGTGATGCCGGTCGTGGCTCGCGTCGAGCTGCCCGCCGTCCGCCGCCGCCCCGCTCGAGTAGTCATCGAAGGTGCCGCCGTCGGTCGTGTCCCCGGACGCGTAGGGGGACGCGTCATCGAAGTGCTGGCCGTCCAGCCGCGCTTCGCCCGTCTCGAGGCTACCCGTGTCGTACCAGTCGAGCACGAGCCTGCCGCGACCGTCCACGCGGGCGAAGTTGCCGGACGCCTGCGCGGCGTAGGACACCACGTCGAGGCACGTGGTGGAAGCGTCGCTCGGGCGGCGGGACACCAGGTAGGAGCAGTTGTCGAAAGCCGGGGTCTCGAGCGTCACGCCGCACGCGAGGCAGACATCCCTCACGATGGCCTGGAGCGTGGCCGGGTAGGCCGTGGAGACCTTGGAGTAAGGCACCTGCAGGCGGGACATGTTGTCGAGAGCGGAGAGCGCGATGGTGCCCGCGTAGGCGTCCGGCTGGTCGACCTCGTAGACGCCGAGCCGCACCCACTCGGTCTCCGTGCCGGACACCAGGCACCCGCAGAACGGCACGATGACCGCGCCCGTGAAGTCGCGATTATCGAAGCGCCGGTCGTGGTTGTTGAGCGTGACGTCGCATTTGCCGATAACCGCCGCGCCCACGTCGAAGGATCCGGACGTTGAGGTGGACTGCTCGCAGGATAGCGACACCAAATCGTCCCCCGCAAGCTCCACCGTCTCGCCGTCCGCGAACCTCATCGTCGCCCTCGCGAGCATGGATGAGTTGGAGTCCAGCTTCTTGCGGAAAGCCGCGCTGATAGCCCTCACGCGCTCACCTCTCTATGAGGTCGAAGGACAGCTCCTCGTAGCGGGTGCCGTCCAGAATCTGGAACCAGCGAAGCGGCGCGGAGCGGTCTCCGACGTAGAAGGTGCGCGTCTCCCAGCCGCCGTCCATGGCGTCCCAGTAGCGCACGCTGATGTACTCCGGGTTCACGGCCTTGAGCACGGTGCTCACCGTCCCGGCCGTCGGGTTCTGCCAAGCGCAGTTGAGCTTGCGCTTCTGCGCGATTCTCTGCTTGTACATGGTGGCGCTCGCGTCCATGACGCGCCCCGCGTCGTCGCTGGACACGTCCATGAGACCCCACTCGCACTTGCTGGGGTCCGGGAGCGCCGCCCCGTCTACCGTGAGCACAGCGGCCATGCCGCCCCACCTCCTATCCGAACTCCACCACGCCGCGCCGCGCGAGGCTGGCCTGACCCTTGAGGGACGCGCGGGCGATGTCCTCGTTGCCGACGCGGAGCACGATGGTCGTGTCACCGCCCGACGCCTTGGACGAGCCGCCGACCGTCTGGACGCTCAGGACGCCTCTGGCGACCGCAGATGCGATGGTCTGGGTCATAAGGGCATCATCCGTCTCCCAAGCCGTCTGCGCGTGCCTCGTTGCCGCAGGGGCGTACTTGGAGCCATAGGACACGTCGGCTGTGCGTGCCTGAGACTCGCCGTAGCTGAGGATGTTTGCGATGCTCGCGGGGTCGATGGAGCCGCCGAGCGCCTTGCTGTAGGACTCGCCCGCCGCAGCGCCCATCTTGGAAGCCGCAGAGGTCACATCCAGCGCGTCGCTGACCATGGACTTCACCGTGGACGCCACGCTCGAACCCATCGAGTCAATGCCGTTCTCGTAGCCCTCGCCGAACCAGACGCCGCTCTTGAAGGTGAGCTTGGATGGCGAGTGAGACCTCTGTGCCCTGTTCACGGCGTCGACGGCCCTCTTGGCCGTGTTGTAAGCCGCCCAGTAGACGCTGCTGGACTTCGAGTTGATGCCGTCGATGTAGCCCTGCATGAGGTTCCGACCGGATGTGTAGGCGCCCGAGCCGCCATGGGACAAGCCGCTCACGGCGTTCCATGCGGCGCCGCTGCCGGCGCTTCCCGCCGCCGACGCGCCGGCCCGCAGCCCGGACACGTAGCCGCCGATGGTCTGGGAGCCGGCGGACATTGCCGCGCCCGCCTTGGACTGCAGCGCGGACGCGACCTGGCTGGCCGCGCTCCTCGCCGTGCCCGCTGCGGAAGCCACCTGCGACTGCAGGCCGCTCCTGTAGCCGCCCATGAGCTGCGACCCCGCCGCGCGGGCCGCGCTCGTGCCAGCGCCGCCGTTGAGCGCGGTCACGACCTTGGCGCGGGCACCGGACGCGGCGGAGGACACCGACGAGACGAGCGACTGGATGCCGTTCAGGTACCCCTGCATGAGCTGGGTGCCCGCGCCCCTCGCGCCGCTGGTGCCGGAGCCGCCGTTGAGCGCCTGCACGACCGCGTTCATAGCGGCCTGCGCCTTGGACTTTGACTGGCCCGCCGCCGCCGAGATGCCGTCGGCGTAGCCGCCCGCGAGGTTCTTGCCCGCGCTCTTCGCCTGGTTGTAGCCCGTGCCGCCGTTGAACGCCTCGACGGCTGCGGACATGACCGAAGCGGCCTTGGTGGTCGCGTCGGGCTGCGCGTCGGCGATGCCGTCACCCAAGCCACCGGACATGTTGCGGCCCGCGTCGAACGCGGCCAGGTAGCCGTCGCCGCCGTTGAAGGACTGCACCACGGCGTCGGAAACGCCCTTCGCCGCCGCCGTGGCGTCAGCCGTCGCGTCGGTGAGGCCGCTCGAGAAGCCGTCCACGGCCTCGGTGCCCGAGTTGTAGTTGGCCTCGGTCACGTCCACCGTGGCCGCGTCCGCCACCGCGCCGGAGGCTTCGCTCACGGTGCCCGTGCCGTTCTTCATGGCCGCCGCGAGCTCGGCGCAAGACATCTCGCCCGCCTGCGACATGAGCTGCAGGAACTCCTGGCTCTTCTCGGAGGTCGGGTTGGTCACGACCTCGTGGAGAGCCTCGGACATCTTGCCGGGGCCAGCGGACTCCAAGCTCTTGATGAGTGAGCTGTTCGCGTCGAGACCCGTCTGGGACATGAGGGTTACGAGGTCGTCGCTCCACTGCTGCTGGACGGCGATGTTGCTTGCTAGGTTCTCGTTGACGGAATCCAGCGACATCTGGGAGGACGCGTCGATCTTCTCGAAGCCGTTGATGGTGTTGTTGACGAAATCATCCTGCTTCTGCTTCACGTCCTCGAAGGTCTGGCCCGTATCGGTGAGGTACTGCTGGAACTTCTCCTCGTCCATGCAGGCCACGGCGAGCGCGTCGGAGAGGTTGTCGTGACTCTTCTCATACTCGCGCATGGACTCCAGGTTGTCGTTGACGCGCCGCTGCTCCTCGGCCAGCACGTCGTTGGCCTCCTTGGTGTTGTCCGTGACCTTGGCGGTGGCGTCGGATATTCCAAGAAGCTCGCCCACCCAAGAGCCGACCGTCGATAGGAAGCCGCCCGTCAGGCTGTCAATCCAGCCGCAGACGGCCTCTATCGCGGTGCAGAGCGCGTTGAACGGCGGGCAAGCCTCGCGGACGTTCGCTATGAGGTTGCCCATCCAGTCAACAATGTCCCCGATGTGCGTCACGAGCGCCGTGAGAAGGAGGGAGATCCCCAAGCCGATGATGCCGCCGAGAGCCGCTTTGAGCCCGGTAACAGCCGTCTTGGCGAGCGTCGTTGCCGTTGCGACCACCTTCATGCCCGCCGCCGCGAGCTTTGCCTGGGCGCTCGTGAGCGCGAGCTGGGCGTTGGCGAGAAGCTGCGCGGCCTTCTGCTTGACCGTCTCGATTGTGAGGCTCTTGACCTTGGCGATGAGGTTCGCGAAGTTCTGCGGCACGTTCTTGATGCCGTCCACGATGCTCTTGCCCATGTTGATGCCAGCGGTGCCGAGGTTCGTGAAGAACGTCTTGGCTTTATCGACGACAGGTGACAGCTTTTCCTTGATCGCCTCGTAGACGAGCTGGATGCTCGCTTCTGCGTCGGAAAGGCTCTTCTTTAGGTTGGAGCCGACTTCGGTGGAGAGCAGCTTTATCCTCCCGGCCGCGTCGGACGAGCCGGACGCCATGGAGTAGGCCATCTTCTCGAACGCGCCGCTGAGCGCTTCGATGGCTATTGCGATGCCGTTCCCGATCGCGAGGGCGGTGAGCGCGGCGGCGAGAAGCCCGACCGCGACCTTCGCCTCTCCGGAGTTCACGAGAACGGTGAGCAGGCTTTGCAAGACCGCGTTCAGCCCTGAGATTATTGTTGCCGCTGCGGAGAACGCCGAATCCGCCAAGGCCATCGCGAGCTGCAAGACGAGGCCAGCGCCCTCGCCCGCCGCCTTGCCAAGGTCTGCAAGCCCCTGAATGTTCTCCTGGAACCAGTCCTGCCAGCTCTGCATGACGGCGATGCAGAGGTAGATGGCATCGCGCAGCTTCGTGCCAATCCACGCCGCAAGCGGTATGAGCGCCGTGTCGGAGAAGTTCTTGACCATGGTGCCCACGCCGTTGATGGCCGCGCTGAGCGTGAGGCACATCTGGGCGAGGAGGTCGAAGCTGAGGGCAAGCGTCTCGGGGAAGTTGAACGCCACGACGAGCGGCCCCAGAATCTCGACGCACTGGCGCACGAAGTTGGACAGCAGGTTGTTGAAGGCCACGAACGCGTTGACGGCCGCGCCAGCTATGTCGAGGTCGCGGAACTGGTTCCTGATGGCGAGGGCCACGGCCTTGACGGCCTCCAAGAGCGGTACCCAAGCCTTGCAGAGGCGGTCTACCATGTCCTTCATGCGGTCGGACAGCTCGTTGCCGTTGCCAAGGAAGTCGTAGGTCTGGATGGGTATGGAGCCGCCGCCCGTCCCACCGCCGCCGCCGGAACCCGAGCCGCCGCCCCCGCCGCCACCGCCCGAGCCGGACGAGTCGGACTGCTTGGAAAACATGTTGATCTCGTCGAAGCCCATGAGCTGGCGCTTCAGCTCCTTGACCTGCTTAGCGGCCTTGCCGGCCTTGCTGCCGGTGCCGCCCGCCGCGTTGCCAGCGTCATCGAGGGCGCTCGCGGCGTCCTCCGCGTCGGATGCCATGGAGCCGAGTCCGCCGCCGGAGTAGTTAACATCGGCTATCTGGTTGCCGCCCGTCAGGTCGGCCAGCATGTTGGCGAGGGTCGCGACGGTCTTAGCCGCCTGGATGCAGAGCGGCATGATGGCCTTTATCATCGGCAGGAATATCTTGCCGATGTTGGTGGCCGCTGTGTTGCACGCGCCGGCGAAGACGCGCATGGCGTTCGCAGGGGAGTCGAGGGAGCGGGCCATGTCGCCATGCGCCCACGTCACCTGGTTCATGATGGCGTAGTACCTGAGCTGTGCTTTCTCGGCCTGAGTCATAGAGGACACGGACTTGTCGATGCCCAGGTTGTATGCCTCCTGCTGCAAGCGTGCAACTGAGAGGTCGTAGCCGAGCGCGCGCAGCGGCTCCAACTCGCCTGCGAGTCCGGCGCGTACCTTCTCGAACGCCTCCGTGTCGGTCGTGTTGTAGAGGGATGCGAGGTCGTAGCTGAGCTGGGTGAGCTGTTGGCCCATCGTGTATGCGGAGTCCTCGGCCACGCCCATGCCCTTCGCCATGGTCGTAAACGTGCCTTGGTTGCGCAGCCAGTCCTGGATGTTGATGCCCATGGCGTCGGAGACCTGCTGGGCGTACCCGCGTGCTTGGTCGGCGTAGCCGCCCAGAGCCACGTTGAAGAGGTTCATGTCCTCGACGTAGCGGTTGGCCTTGTCGACGCAGGAGCCGATGGTATTCGTGATTGTGTTGAATACGCCCTTGATGGCCGCGAGCGAGCCTACCGTCTTGCTGATAGACCAGAGCTTAGAGATGAAGCCGGACACACCGCTGGACGCAGTGTTGAATGCGCCGCCGCTGCTCTGTAGGTACTTGACCGTGGTTCGTAGGCCGGAGTTGACCGCCTGCATCTTGGCGGGGAGGTTTCCGAGCGCATCGGAGAGCTGCTGGCACTTGGTCGCGAGAGCGCCCATATCGGTATTATCCAGCACATCCATAACCTGTTTGAGCTTCAAGAGCGCATTAAAGGTCGATGTGAGGCTGTTCTTCGGTATGTTGGCGAGTGTGGTGAGAGCCGCCGAGAGCTTGTCGAACTTGCTCGCGTCGATGGTCGTGCCGTTGAGCGATTCGATGCCCTTTGACGCGGCCTCCAAGCTCGTGCCGATGGTCTTGGAAATCTTCACGCCGTTGAGCTTGGAGACGGCGTTGGCCGCAGCCGCTAGGTTTGTGGAGTCGGGGAACCCGGAAGCGGCCTGCTTCAAGGATTCGAGGTTCTTGCCGATGGTGGAACTGATCTTCACGCCGTTGAGCTGGCCCACGGCGTTCGCGAGGTTTCCCAGCGACGTAATGGCGTCGTTGTGGCCGCTCAGTCCGTCCAGCGCCGTGTTGAAGCTCCTGATTGCGCTCTCGGAGCCGCCGAGGTTGCTTTTGAGCTTGCCCACATCGGAAGCAAGGCCGCTCAGCTCGGAACGAGCCGACGCGGCCTTGGCCTCGATGCTGATTCTCAGCTGGTCAATGTCTACGCTGCTCATGGCCCCTCCGTTCGGGAGGGATGCAATCCTCGTCCTATCCCTTGCGCACGCGAGCCGAGAGCATCCAGTCGATTATGCGCTGGTGGTCGGCTTCCTCTGCCTCCTTCGTGCGCTTCTCGTCCACGGGGCGGCTGCGGCCATAGGGCGCGTCAATCCACTCGTAGGCGCTGTGTCGCTTCGAGAACGGGTTGAAGAGAGGGGCGTTGCGCTGTATCGCGTCGTACACGTACATGCCCATCGCCCACTGCGACCAATCCCTGTCCTCGTCGCTGCGGCGCTTCGCCTCCCGGTACGCCGCGAAGAGCCATGCGTCACCGTCCCAGTACTGCTCGGCGGTCATCCCCAAGGCGAGCGCCGTGGGGAACGCTTGGTCGAGCAGATGCCCCAGAGGGCAGGGGCCGGAGTACCCGGAATCGTCCGGCTTGTCTGCTAGACCAGACGGAACTTCATCCGGGTCTCGGTAGGGTCTGTGGTGAGGGCCAGCGTGGGCTGCATGAACAGACCCATGAGTAGCTTGATGAACTCGGCCTTGTCGGGCAGCTGCTCGTAGATGCCGAGAACCGTGTCGAAGCCGATCTTGGGCTGGTCGGCCTTGAACGCGGGCATGACGAACTCCTTCACGAACTCTTCCATCGCCGTGAGGGTACCGTCGCCCATCTTGGCGGCGACCGTCTGCGACGTGATGCCAGCGGCCTCCATCGACTTCACGAGCTTGCGGGGGTAGCGGAGCGTGTACTCGGTGCCGTCCGCGTCCTCGATGACGATGGAGCTGTGGCCGCGCAGCTTGTCCATGACGCCAAGCGCGTCGGCTCCCCCGTCGGTGCCGTCCAGAACCTCGAAATCCTTCTCTGCCATTTCACTGACTCCTTACCGTTAGGGGTGCAATCCAGACCCTAGTTGATGGTTGTTTCCGCCTGCCGATTAGCCTGTGGACGAGTCGGCCAGAAGCTCGGGGGCGGTGCCGACCGAGATGACGGCGTGCATCTCGCGAACTGCGTTGACCTCGCCGCCGGCGATGTAGGCGGTCAGCCCGCCCGACCAGACGATGATGCCGTCGTGGCCGTCCGGGGTGCCGGATTCGTCGGCGCCGAGGACGACGGCGAACCACTGCCCGTCGCCCTTCTTCTCGACACCCTTGAGCTTGCGGTACACCGCCTTCTCGTAGTTGGCGTTGAAGTCGAACGCATCGACGGACTGGACGCCGTTCACGCTCGTCTGGAACGAGTCGGAGAGGGTCGTGGTCTCGATGGTCTCGGGAGCGCCGCCGAGGTCGGGGTATGACTTGATGTCCATGAGCTTAGTGCCGCCCGTGAGACCTGTGGGCTTCGCGGTAGCGGACTCGAAGTGGAACAGGAAGCTGTTGACGGTGCTTGTCGCTGCCATGGTTTACTCCATTTCTGCTATGCGGCTACCTCGCCGCTTTTGTTGACCTTCCCTCTCCACGTGGCGCTGATGCGCCTGATGGAGGGGTCGGCGTTCGGTACCTTCGTGTAGTTCGAGCGGCGGAACCCGGATTGGCGCAGCCGCGCGTCCACGGCCTTGACGATGCCACGGGCCTCCTGTTCGCTCGTGCCTGAGTACGCCTCGACCGAGATCACGGTCTGAGTCCACTTCTCCACGCCCGAGCTGTCGGCGGTCGCCTCGTCCTCGTAGGGGAACGAGAACGAGACGTAGAGCGCCGGGAGCCTGGAATCGTCGGAGGAGACGCTGGCTGTGGTGCAGAAGCACTTGGGGTACTTGGCCTGAACCGCCGCCTTCACCTCGTTGTAGATGACTGAGCTGTAGTCGTTCACCGTCTCACCGCCTGCCTCGCAACCTCCGCTACCCGCGACCTCGCCTCTTCCACGCCAGCGGCCATGAAGCCCTTGCCGCTCTGGCCGTGCGTCCACTTCCAAGTTCCGTCGCTGGCCGGGAACGCCCAGCCGGACTCGCCCTTGCCCGTGCCGTTCACGACGTAGCCGCCCTCGCCCATGGCCTGAACGTCCTTGGCGTGGCCGGACGGAGTACCGATGCCCGTGCCGAACTCGACAAAGGCGGCGTGCTCAGACGCGGCAACGACGCGGGCCGTCCCGTCCCCGTCCGATTCGGCTGCGATTGAAGACGAGAGCGAGCCTGTGTCGACAGGGCATGCCGCTCTGGCGGTCTCAGCCGCCGTCTGAGCCAAGCTTTCGGCGATGGCGGGGCAAGCGCCCTCGATGCGGTCCGCGTAGTCCAGAATCGCCTCCTGTAGCCCGCCGAGGCAATCGACCGACAGCGTTGCCGTGAGCGTGGTCATGCGCCCTGCCTCCTCGTCAGCCCGAACGCGCAGAAGTTCAGCGACGCGGATACGCGCTTCACCTCGTAGGCGTCCGTGGCGTCCTCGGGGTCGGGCTTCGTGGCGCGGAGCCACATCCGGCAACCCTCGGAGATGCCCCAAGGGTTCGAGTCGGCCACGAGAACCAGGTCGTAGGAGACCTCGGTGCCGAACGGGCTGGACTCGGAGCCGCCCGTCTGCGGGGCGGCGTTGATGCGCACGCTCACCGGGTCGGACCAGCTCGCGGCGTACTCGCCCGTGCCCAGCCCCGTGTCGTGGTCGGTCAGCTCTACATCCACGAAGGTGGAGAGCCACATCTGGCGCTTGTTCCGCTCTAGGCACCTCATTTCGGAGCCTTGCCCTTCGGCAAGATGCGCTGCATCAGGTGCTTCGAGACGCCCGCGCTCCCCCACGTGCGGTTGACGCCATTCTCGTTGTGGACGGTCTGGCCCTCCACCCCGCGCCTAAAGAACAGGTCGGCGGCAATCTCGCATTGCAGGCGGTCGTAGCGCGTCTCCCAGAGGTCATCGGTCAAGTCCTCGGCGAACGGGTTGCGGGCGCTGAGAACGACTTCCTTGGCGAGCGGGAGGTACGCCGTCTCAATGAGCGCGGCGTCCTTCCCGCCCGCGTCGGTGCCGGCGAGCGCGAGGGTGAGGGCAACCTTGTCGGTGTCGGACATAGCCATGCGGGGCCTCTTTACACCTGCGTGGTGACGGCCACGAACGGCACGGACTTGGCGTCGGCCTTGAGGGACCAGTTGGCCTTGTCCGCGAGCTGGGCGTCGGTCGGCGAGGAGGTGTAGCCGCTCTTGGGCTTCGTGAACGAGAAGCCGTTGGGGTGGATGGTCTCGCGGATGCGCGTGTAGAGGTAGTTCATGCCGCCGTTCTTGGCCGGGTCGCGGGAGACCTCGACGGACACGGGCACCGGCGCGGCGGCGTGGCGGATGAAGCCGGAGCCGAGCAGGTAGGTCGTGTAGGTGGCGGGCTTGGCGGAAGAGCCGGAGGTGGCGGCGGTCATGGGCGCGTTGTCGTCGACGATGACCAGCAGTCCGTTCACGTAGGCGATCTTGCGGTTCTGGCGCTCGATGCCCTGCGCGTCTGTGTAGACCGCGTACTTCAGGATCTCCATGTTGGCGAGCTTGTTCGCCACGGCGGAGTGCATGAAGGCGAGCGAGATGGAGTCGGCGTTGTCGCCGAGCGCCTTCACGGTCGCGTCGCCGAGGGTGGTCTCCTCGATGGCGGCGTCCTTGGCGATGACGTGGGAGCTGATTGCGGGGACGCCGGCGACGGCGCCGAGGACGCCGAGCAGGGTCTTCTGGCGGAAGTGGTTCCAGCTCGGGGCCACGCGGGACGCGATGTACTGCATGGGGTTCGCGCCGGAGTTGAAGGCGCGGACGAACTCGGTCTCGGCGAAGCCCATGGCGCGGCCGAATACGACGCCGGACGCGGAGTCGCCCGCGGCCTCGACCGTGGTGATATCGGTCTTGCCGTCGTAGTTCACGGCGCTGCCGTTCAGCAGCTTGTAGAACGGGGCGGTGTAGGTGTCGGAGCCGTTGGCGATGAGCTGGGCGATGGCCGCGTCCTCGACCATGGAGCCCGAGTTCAGAAGCTCGGTCTTCACCAGGTCGGGTTCGGCTTCCCAGTACATCTTGAAGATATCCTCGTCGAACGGGAAGTTAAGGAAGGTGCCTGCCATTTCTTTCCTCTTTCTCTCTTACTTGAGCTGTCCGATGATGCCGGGGTTCGATGCCTTGAGGGCCTGCTGTTGCTCGAATGGCAGCGCCATGAAGTCGGCCTTTGTGGCCACGGTGCCCGCAGGCTCGCCGCTCGCGGGAGGCTTCATGCTCGCGAGCGAGTCCCTGCCAGCCTGCTCGCGGGCCGCTGCCACCTTGGCGGTCACGAGGTCCGCGATGGCCTTGGCGTTGGCGGTCGTGGCGTCGCGGTCGGCGGTCACGATGGAGCCGAGGAACGGCTTGTAGTCCTCCTCGGACATGCCCGCGCCCGCGAACACGACCACGGCGCTCTGCTCGTTCAGGGATCGCACGGCTGCGTCCCTGGCTGCGGTTGCGCGCTCAAGCTCCTTCTGCAGCTTCTCCTCGTTGGTGAGCTTGGCGTTCGCCGTCTCGGTGAGCTGCGCGACCTGCGCGTTGGCCTCCTCGAGCTGCCTCTTCAACGCCTCGGAGCCGGACTTCGCGGCGTTCACGTCCTTGCCGTTGGCCGCCATGATGGCGTCTACCAGCTCGTCCGTGGCCGCTTCGCCCAGCAGCTCCTTCAACGTCTCCCTCTTCACTTCGAATCCCCTTCCTGGCTACGCTTTGTTGACGGGGGTCGCGTCCCCTTGCCGTTCGCGGCCTTTTCGCTGCCGCCCTTGTCGTTGCCGCTATCTGAACCGCCGTCTTCAGCGGTGGTAGCCTCTTCGGCCTTGGCCGCGTTCGCGAGCTGCTGCGTGGCGAACTGCTCGGCCTGGATCTCGCGCTGCTCCTCCACGTAGGCCGCGCTCATGTCGTAGGCGCTCTCGGGGTCGGAGAACATGCCGCAGTGCTCGAAGGCCAGGCGCGGGTGGACCTTGCCGGAGCCGAGCATGGTGGTGAGCACCTGGGCCTTGCTCTGGATGGCCTCGTAGTTGCGGCGCGTGAACTTGATCTCGACCTGTATGGGGGAAAGCCCGATGTTGCCGGCGGTCTCGAGGACGGAGAGCGCCGCCTTGAGGAACCGCCTCTCCGAGCGCTTCCACATGGCCTCCGTCTCCTTGCAGCGGTTCTCGCTGTTGCTCCAGCCGTCGCGCATGGCCACAGCCGCGCCCGTGTCGCTGGTGGAGGCGGAGCCGCCCGTGTTGAAGGGCATCCCGCAGATGGAGAGCGCCGTCTTGTAGAGCGAGTCCACGAGGGTCTGGGACTGGTTCTGGTCGAGCTGCGCCGAGATTGCGTAGACCTTCGCGGCCATGTCGGACGTTGAGGACACCAGGATGGCGCCCTTGGCGCACATGTCCTCCCAGTCGTCCGCTTCCATGTCCACGTTCTCGAAGACGATTAGCGACTGGATGAACTGGGCGATGCCGTCCACGCGATTGGACTCGATCTCGTTTATCGCGTCGAAGAGCGACAGCACGGCCTCGAACACGCCCATGCGCTCGGGGTTGGCCTGGTACTCGATGACGGGCACTATGCCGAGCTGGTTTGGCCCGCTCTCGATGACGCGCCCGCCGCTCACCACGAAGCGCTCGCAATCGGTGTAGACGGTGTACTTGGCCTCGCGCGTCAGCTCGTCTCTGACGGCGGTCACTGCGAACAGAGGTTCGCGGAACACGTCATTGCGGTAGACCACGAACGTGTCTCGGGGGTCGAGGCACGCCACGGCGAACGGCATGTCCCCGCCTTTCGACACGTCCTTTGTGGGGAGCACGATGCGGTACGCCACGCCGCACTCGCAGAGCCACTGGGCGAGTTCGAGGTCGCACGAGTGCTTGTCCGCCGCCTCGCAGCAGTCGTTCAGCAGCTGCACCTTATGGGAGAGGTCATCGGTCTCGTCCGAGCTCACCGCGTCGGCGTGGTCCTTGCCGCCCGTGCCGCGCACGGAGTACGTCACAGGCTCGCCCACGAGCGCATCCGCGCGGTCCTTGGTCATCTGGTAGGCGCGGTTCTCAACCACCTTGTTGTTGATGGACGGGCGCACCGCCTTCTCGCGGCCAAGCACCGGCTGGACGCCAAGGAAGTACCTGTGGAGGTAATCTTCGTCGGACGCGTTGAGCACATGCACCGTGCGGGCGTGCTCGAGGCATTCCACGACGTTGCCCGCGTCGACCTTCTCGGCGGAGCACAGGATGCGGTGCCGCCCGGTGAGCGCGCGCGGGGCGTTCAGCCCTGTCTGGTTGTCAGTGCCGGCCGCAGTCTGCTCGTCAGCCACCGTGGTACCCCCTCGAAGCGTCGCGCCGGAGCCAGCCCGTGCAGGAGGGGCCGGGCCGGCTCGCGGACGCGGGGTGGATTGCACCCCTGTCCGTGGAATATGCGGCAAAGTGCCAGTCCGCTCGTGCCGGAACGCATTTTCGCCTGCTAGAAGGGTCTTCTTATGGCCTTCGCCTTGGCTGTCGCGCGCTTCGCGAGCATGTTGGCGAGCATCGATAGGGCGTCCGGCGCGTCGTCGTGGGGGTTCTTGCCGTCCAGCACGTAGCCCGTGAGCTGGCCCATGAACCGCTCCATGTCGGTGCCCTGCCCGTAGAGGGAGGGATCGGGGAAGGCCACGTTGTCGAGGATCCACGGCTGGGCGGCGAGTATGCGCGTCTCCTTGTTCGACGCGGTGCGCTTGGTCTGGACGGCGCACAGGTGGCCCGCCTCGGCGAGCATCCTGCCCACCTGCTTGGCGTACTCGTCGCCGCCGTTGTTGGCCTCGAACTGGACGCGCTGCACGCCGTTGCGCTGGATGCACTGGGCCACGCGGACGTTGACGGAATCGGGCTTGCCGTTGTCGCAGATGCAGTCCACGAGGTACCAGCGGGGGTTCCCCTCCCACTGCGCCATGACCGGCATGGCCTCGTAGTCCACGCCGGTGCCCTTGGTGTCGACGACGGCCACGACCTGCGACGGCTCGCCGGAGGGCGGGGCCACGAAGCGCTCAAGCTCGTCCGGGCCGAACAGCTGGCCCTCGCGCACGACCGGCTTGCCATCGTACTTGGCGGCGTAGGTGGCCGAGTCCGTGGTGCGCCTCATGTCCAGGTAATAGCGGCTGTCGAACCCCACGCCGTAGAGGTAGTCGAAGTTGCTCTCGCCCGTCTTCGGGTCGAGCGCGGGGATGGTCAGCTCGCGGAGCCCGGTCTCTCCCTCGTGGAGCGCTAGCATGCGCCCGATGGGGTCGTCCACGGCCCAGCGGGTGCCTATCATGAGCACCTTGGACCCCTTCTTGCGGCGGTCGTAGCACTGGTTGACGAACTTCTCCCACTTCGCCTGCAGGCGGCGCGGCGATAGCGCCTCCTCGAGCTCCTTGATGAGGTCGTCGGCCACCAGCCAGCCGCCCTCGCCGACCTCGACCGCGCCCGTGAGGGTGCCGCCCACGGATCGGCACGTGCACGTTGGGTAGCTGTTCTTCTTCTTGAGGGAGAACGACTCGTACTCCGCCGACTGCCACACGAGCGGCGAGTCCGGGAATATCTCGCTGAATCGGTATCGCCGGTCGCTCGCGAACTCCAGCAGCTGCTCGTAGAAGTGATGCGTCAGCGCGTCGGAGTGCGCCGTCACGAGGTTCTGGGGCTTGGGGTTGCGCCCCATGTGCCATATGGACGCCATCAACACCGTGGACGATTTGGCGGTGCGCGGTGGCATCGAGACGCTCAGGAACTCGGCCTCGGGGTCGCACTCGAACCATTGCAGCTCGCGGCACAGGCGCATGAGCCTGGAGCGGCGCGGGAGCCACAGGCGGCTCGCCGGGTCGCGGTCGAACTCCATGGCCTGCATGAAGGCATCCAGGTCGAATCGCCCGTCGAGCGTGAGGGCGTCGCGCAGCCAGCCGCCCAGCCGCTCCAGGCCGTATGCGTCGGCCCAGCCGCCCTTGATTGCGCGGGTGAGCGCGGAGCGAGCGCCGAGAAGGCCCTCGTGCTCGGGAGCATCGGAGAGGAACGCCATGAGGTCTGAGTACGCGCCAAGGTCGCGCGGCTTGGCGTCGATGGCCGCGCATATGTTCTGAGCGATGTTGTCCATGGCCCGAATCTTCGCGCGTCTCTGCTATCCGCCCGTGCCGGGTAGAATGGGGACGCTCGCCTACCGAGTGTGGGACGAGTCCGCAGGGGGCGTGCCCAGTTGGTGCGCCCCTAGTCAAGCCCGCGATTCCGATGCTACGGGAGTCTGAGCACGAACGCCCTATCTGACAGGTACCTATAAGCAGCCGGATAGCTGAGCTGATCTCTGACGGCCATATATGCCCAGTTCGCCGTTATGTCGGCCGCACGGACCATGGTGACCTTGGCCGAATCGACGTAGGAGACGGGAATCGCGGGAAGGTCGGCGGAAAACAGCGGTTCATGGAACGTGTTCCACCCCGGGCTGAAAACGCCAAATCGCAACTCCTCGTTTATCGACTGGGCGAGGTTGTATTTCCCATCGGTTGAGGTCGAGTGCTCATCGACCACGACGCTCACCGCGTCAACGTCGCTCGTACGGTAGCCCTCGGCCCTCAGGGCGTTTTCCAAGCCATATTTGATGCCGCGCTTGAGCGCGTAATCAAGAAACCTTTGCTTTCGCCTCTTGCTATCGAAGACGTTATCGTGGCACCTCTTCTGATCGACGATAGCGGCGAACTGATACACCCCGAGCCGTGATATCGATGAAAAGGCCCTCTTCCGTTCCTTCAGCGTCATCCGCGAGGCCTTTGCCTCATCGGCGGCATCTAGGGAGACGCTGAGACGCTTGATCTTGCGCTCTATTGCAATATATCGACGCTCGGCATCCCTTTTGGCACTTGATCCGAGAAGGACCACGCCGCCGTAGACGAACCAGTCATTGTGAATCTTGTCGAATGCGCCAGATTCGTCCGCGTAGACGTAGACCTTCATCAATACTCCGAGCTTAGAGATGAAAAAGGGACCGCGGACGCGGCCCCTTCCTCCGGGGCCGACGCGCTTGCAGCGCGTTTAAGCTTTCGCTCGGTTAACCCGGATACGCAGCCCAGCTGTTGGCTGCCTGCATGCTCAGTGTACCCAACAACGGTGGTTTCCTCAACCATAAAACTTGAGGTCGAGGCCTTCGCCATTTTCGCGGCGTCACGAAAATGGGGCACCGCCGCGCTAACGGCGATGCCCCATTGGCGCGTGATGCCCGCGAACCGCGTCCTGCCGTGGCACCTCTGGCAGAGCCGTACCTGCTTGGAAATGGCTACGCCGCCTTCCTGAGCTTGTACCACGTGGTCCGGCCCACGCCCAGCTCCTCGCAGACCTCGGCCACTGACTTCTCTCCGCGCTCGACGGCCTCCTTGTTGGCCCTGACCACGTCAGAGTCAACCAGCTTGGCGGGGCGTCCCTCGTGGAAGCCCTCGCGCTGGCGTGCGACCGCCAAGCCCTCCTGAGTGCGCTGAACGATCATGTCGCGCTCGAACTCGGCCATGGCGAACATGACGGACACCATCATGCGGCCCACGGGCGTGTTCTCGAGCGTGCCCATGTTGAGCACCCGCACCGTGACGCCCCGCTCCATGAGGGACTGCACGAGCTGGCACCCCTGAACCGTGGAGCGTGCGATTCGGTCTAGCTTTGTGGCGCAGAAGGTGTCCCCGTCTTGGAGCTTTGCAAGCAGCTCGTCAAGCTTCGGGCGGTCTGTGGTCGTCCCCGTGAACGCCTCGGAGACGATTTCGGAGCATCCGGCGTCTTCCAGCGCCTTGACTTGGGACTCCAGGCCGTTGCCGTCGCGCTCTTGGCCCTTTGAAGAGACGCGAGCGTAGCCGTAGACGGTCATTCCCGCTCACCGCTCTCAACGACGTGGCAACCAGCCGGGAGCTTGGTGCCGACAGGTGCCAGAACGACCTCGTAGCCGAGGATTTCGAGGTACCTGTTCATGGTGTCCACCGTTGGGTTGCCCTTCACGAGGATTGAAGCGAGCGAGCCGTACTTCACGCCCGCCTCCTCGGCGATTCCGGGGATGCTGTATCCCCTGTCCTTCGCCACTTGCTTGAACGCTTCGCTGAACTGCATTTCGGCCTCCTGCCCGATTTGCTTGCTGACAGTTGGTAGTGTAGGCGATGGCATTTGTATTTGCAAGGGGCTTTTTGGTTTTGTGGGTGGTCGGGGGGCTGAACAGGCGCTCCTGGGCGATCGCGTTCCCCTGCCCGGTACCCTGCTACTATTCCGCTTGCCTGCTAGGGCGTGTCGCAAACCGAACCGTAAACGGCACAATCTAGTATGTAGGCTGCAGCATATGTAGATTGTATGAATGCCAAAGCCTACGGTATGCCAAAGCCTACACAATTGCACAATGTAGGCAACGGCATACAGACTAGCACCTTGACAACCGCATAGCCCGATGCGACGCAAGCAGGGGGAGCCTGTAGCGCCCGCCATCGGGAGCAGGACAAGCAACACAAGCACCAACCTACACAAGCAAGCAGACGGGTTGCGTGCGCCACCACTGAGGCGGGGCGGGCCGCAGATAGGACAGCGGCCAATGAGCATACAAGAACTGATAGCCCTACTGAACTACCAGCTAGCACTAATCGCCCTAGTAATTGCGGCTATGGACTTCGAAAGAAAGAAATAGCCGCCCCGGCCTGAGCCGGAACGGCCACTCTCCACGCTGCAAACGTGAGATTCGGAGCGGCCAACCGTGCAGCCGGTTAAAACGCTCCGTCTCAATGGTAGCACATGCGGCCCACGAGAAAGAGAGGTAACGAAAATGACCAACACAGCCCACGAGTTCCGCGCATGGAACGAGATTACCGCCGCCGACGTGGAGCGCGTCAAGGCCGGGGAGCTTACGCTTACCGTCCTAACCAAGCGCGGGGCCACAAAGGGCGTTTATCGCCGCCTTCGCCGCGACTGGTACCGCGACGAGAGCGGAGAATGGGCAAAACGCGAGTGGTACGCGCTCGAAATGAGCGACGGCAGCAAATGCGGCCCCCTCTCTAACGAGCTTGCCGCGATCTTCACGCCCGAGGTTGCCGAGGCCCGCAAGGCCAAGGCGGACGCAAGGCGCAAGGAACGGGCGGGCAAGGCCGCGAGCGTGGCGGCGTCAGTCAAGGTGGGGGACGTGTTCTATGCGTCGTGGGGCTACGACCAGACAAACGTAGACTACTTCCAAGTGACGGCCAAGAGCGGCCAGTTCGTCACTATTCGCGGCATCGGCTGCGCATCCATGGAGAGCGACCGCTACACAGAGGACAAAATAACCGCCGATCCCGGCCACTTCCTCGCCTGGTCGCCGTTCATCCACGACAACAGCAAGGGCCGCAAAATCAAGATTCAGAGCTACGACGGCAAGAGGCCCTATCTTTCGCTCGAATCGTTCGCCAACGCCTACCCATGGGACGGCGAGCCGGACTACCGCACTAACAGCTATTTCGGGCACTAGCCCGCGACAACCAACCAATGGCCCCCAAACCGGGGGCCACGTTCAAAGGGGAAGAAATGAACTCTAAACTGCACCCGGATACGCCCGTACCTATTGAGCATATCCCGGCATTTGGCGACTATGCGCAAACCTATCTAAGCGGCTACCGCCTTGACGTGTACCGTATGCGCGGCGCGGTTGCTACCTGCTACGAGGTAAACCGCGAAGATAGCCCCACACATGAAACGTGTTTCGCGCAAGGGTGGGCGCTTACGTGGGGCGAGGCGATCAACTACGGTATGGCCGCGCTCGAACACTTTGCAAACACGAAACGACCGCGCATGTTGACCAGCAATGAAACCGTTAAACGTTTCGGCGGCGTGGACGCCGGGAACGTCAATAGCCCCTATTATGGAATGGCCCGCAGTTTGAGCGTGCACAATATGGAGGTAAAACCATGCTAACAGTCCTTTATCTGCTTTGGTCAATCATCACGCTACCGTTCAAAATCGTTTGGTATCTGTTCAAACTCATGTAACAGCAAGCCCCGGCCATGTGTCGGGGCTTTTTCATGCCCATTTGCGCCCGCCTGGCTAGTAGCCCGGTGGGCGCTTTTTCGTGCCTAGAATCGCCCATAAGCCCATCTAGACACCACGCACTGCAACTCAAAACAACGTTTGAGCCATTCTAAGCCGTTTTAAGCTGCAATTTGTTCATTGTGTGCAACTGTAGCCGCCGCGTGGTTATAGCGCCAAATATGGACATTACAGTGCCTAGAATCGGCATATTTGGAGTATCGCGTATGTTGGTTTTGACGCGAGCAGGCGCACGGAATAGGTAGAACGTGCCTACAATCCGGCGGTACTACCGTTCGCCGCTGTTTTCCTACCGTTCACGGAATGGCAAAAAACCTATTTGGGGCTATTTTAGCCCCTATACCTGCGTAAACGCAAAATGCCCCCGGCGCGAAACCGAGGGGCTTTTCCGTGCGCGGGCGTGCCGCTGAGTCTGTGTCTCTGTGTGAATACCTATGTGAAAGTCGGAAAGTCGCTGAGTCATAGTCGGAAAAGTTATGAAAGATTGCCGTTCAAAGTCGGAGAAGTCTACGCGCTTTCCAGTAAATCGGCCAAAGCCCGCAGGAAAGTCGGGAGGGTTTCGCGGTTCGGGTTATCCGAGAACTCCTGAACCTCTGCGTCAAAGTCGTTGGGCTTCTTGACGGGGTGCAGGAAGTTCTCGGGCACGTTCACGGCCAACTCGTCAACGGCAAAGGCCATAGCGGCGAGCCTGTAGCGATTCACAGACCACCTATCGCCGTTGCGGGCGAGCGTCACGCTGTTGTTCTGGTTCGGGTAGAGGGGTCTGCTGCGCTTGCGGTAGACAGCGCCGTCCCTCGTTGTCACGTCGCGCTCGACGCTGCGCACGTTGGCGAAGTTGCTCACCTGATACCAGCCGGAGTAGCCGGGAACGTCTCTCCATGTCTCTTCAACTGCCATTTTATCTCCAATCCTGTGTCAAAGTCGCTAGCCCTCGTCCGAATCGTCCTCAACAACGATCTCTGTGTCCTCTGGGAGCGCGGCGGCGTATTTCGCCTCCAGCTGGGCGCGTGTGGGGCCTTGCTGGGCCGTCTCGTGGCGCACCACCGTCTCTGAGCTGTCCTTATAGGCGAAGTTGTTCTTGCCGATGAAGATCCCGGACACCGGGTTTCGGTAGCCGTCGTTCTGCATCGCGAACTCCCAAAAAACTTCGAGATTTTCCAAAGATTTTTGGAGTACGGAAGCGCTCGCTGGGCTGAGTTCCCTCGCCAGCCGGTTGTTCGCCCCGTTGGACCACCCCATAATCTCCTGGCGGTTCGAGCCTATGACGATGCAAAGCCCGGAGATAAGCGGCTTGGTGTCGTACTTGACGCACAAATCCAGATAGTCGTTGATTCTCTGCTGCATGGCATCCGGGTCTGAGAGGTCGACAGGCCCCCAGCTCATGTACTCCTGCACGAATGCGATGCTAGACCTGTTCGTTGTGGGCGTTATGCCATTGGGGTTCGGGTTCTCAGTAAGAAAGTCGGGGCCGTTGTTGACGTGCCTCCCGCCGTCGCCCTTCCTACGCCCGCTGCCTTTTCCACCCAATTCCTGCTCCTTGCCTAGCTCTCTTCCATGACTCGCCGACCAAGACCTTCCAACATGCCTCGCCAAAGTCGGTGATGCAGTACCTCTTCTCCGCAAGTTTCTCGAAGATGCCCTTGTCGGTGAGGGAATCCGCGAAGCCGAGGTAGAAACCCGGCCTGCTCGAAGAGGGCCATTCCTCGGTGATGACCTCGGGAAAGTCGAAGGGGACTCCGGGAACGTGGGACGGCGCGATCTTGTTGAGCATGAAAAACTCGCCGATGCTCAGGACGAAATCGCGGTGCTCCAACCCTGTATCTACCCGTAATGACTTACAGGTGGAATTACTCATTCCTAAAACCTCCCCTTGCTCGTCGGCGTTCAACCTACGACCGCGCCCGCAAATCCGCGTTCACTCCCAGATACCTGAAAGCCGTCAGCGGATTTTTTTAAGGTCGCAGCCCTATTCTTACTGCTACGTATATCTTCTCGTCTTACTTCTAGTATGGGTTACTCACGTTGGGTAAGTGTTCGGTTACTCGCCTTGGGTAAGTGTTGGGGTCTTCCCCGCCCGTGAAACACTTACTACCCCCGGGTAAGTGTTTCACGCCACCTGAGGCTTGGCTGAGGGCGTAGACGGTGGCCCTGTTGGGGCCTCCGCGGGAGACCAGCCTTATCAGCCCCTTCTCCCTGAGCGCCTTGATAGCGTTGCTGACGCTCTGCGGCTTGCAGCCCAGTTCCTCTGCCATCTTCCTCCTCGGGCACCATGACGTGCCGTCTGATCTCACCCAGCGGCACAGCTCCACCATCACGCCCATCTGCAAGGGGGAAAGCCCCATCTCCAGCCAAAGTCGAAGCCACGGGACGGGTACCCGCGAGAAGTTCGCGCCCATCCCAGCACCTCCTGCTTTGACCGATGGCCGTATGGCCGCATCATAGGCGCTCGTCAAGGGTCGCGCGTGCCACTCCATCTCTCGCGTCCAGCCACAGAAGCGCCCTGTAGCCCTTCTTCTTCACCTCGTCGTAGCCACGGCTCCGCTCGGCGGCTACGTCGTGCCAGTCCTCGCAGAACAGGTAGTGCGCGGCCAGAAGCTCAGCAGCATCGTCGGAGTACTCCTCGGCGACGATTCCGGCTTCCTCCCAGCCGCGATCAAGCGCCTGCTCGTCAATCAGGATCACGTGGTTGTGGACCGCCCTCATGCCGGGCGTGGATCGCCTGAGAGTACCCTTGCGCCACTCCAGATCGAGCGCACGGCGTCGGTACTCCGTGAACCTAAGCAGCGCAGGGGACATGTCTCACCTCTTTCGCGCGGTCTGCCGCGTGCTCTGGTAGTGGCGGTACGGCTGCGAGTACGGACCTCTCATGGCGCGGCGCTTGCGCTCCATGTCCCGCAGGTAGAGCATGACCGTGAGGCTTAATGCCAGCGAGCTGAGCGAGAGCGCGATCGCCATGAGGTTCACCCAAATCATGCGCAAACCTCGTCGTATGCGGCCATGAGGGCCTTCTTCCGGTGATCGCCGAGACCGCCCACGCGACGGTTCTCGACGATGCGGCAGTCGTCCATCAGCTTCTTGGCCTTTACCGTACCGATCTTGGGCAGCGAGGTCAGGAGCTCATAGACCCTCATGCGCGACACGATGGGGTCGTCGCTCGAAAGCACGGTGGCGAAGTCCACCTCCCCGCGCTTTATGCGGGCCTTGTAGTCGGCCCTCGCCCTGCGGGCCTCCACGGCCCTCTCGAGGGCCGCTGCCCGCTGCTCGGGCGTGATAGTCGGTACTGCCATGTCTCTTCCTCTCTTCCGCGCGGCGGCTCGGATGCCGCCGCAGCTGCTATTTCACGCCGGGTTCGGTCCCGCCGTCACCCAGCCACGGCGCGGGGCCGACCTCGACCTCGAACGGCGCGGCCATCTCATCGAAGAGAAGGGCGCGACCGTAGAACACCCGGGCGGTCCGCAGCAGCTCCGCCACGGTCACCGTGACGATGCTGCCCCCGTCCATGCCCTCCGGCAGGTCGAAGATGTCGATGGTCATTGGTCCTCCTCCACGATGATCGGGACGGTCACCACGTACGAGCCGCCCCAGTCCCACAAGCCATCGTCCAGCCGCACCCTCTCGCTGCGCTTGGCGGCGCACTCCTCGGCCATGGCGCGGTCAGTGAAGGCGATGCGCAGAAGCTCCCACTCGTCATCGTACGAGCCGCCCCAGTCCACGACCACATGGGCCTCGCGCCGCCTAATCATCGTCACCGCACAGGCCGGGCTGCCCCGGCCTGCCGTCCCGGTCGAGCAGGCAGCGGCCCTCGAATCGCGGGTCGAGCAGGTTCGTCCAGATGCCGCGCGCCTCGCAGAACAGGTGCACGCCGTCGAACGGGCTGCGCACGCGCGGGCACGTCCGGCACCCGCCCTCGGCTCCCTCGGGCCTCATCCGAAGACCTCCTCCGTGTCGCGCTCCTCCCCGTACTCGTCCATGAGCCGGTACCTCCCGCTCGCCACGAGCGCCTTGAGGTCGGCTACCGTGGCTGGTTTGGTTATGTCCGGGCAAACCTGGTCTCCGTCATCGTCCACTCATTCGGGCTTGGGGTCGCACTGCCACAGGTAGGTCTTACCGGCGATCTTCTGGGCGACCTTGGCCTGCCCGTAGAGCTGCGTCGGC